AGCCGCACCAGCAGCAGCGCCACCAAGACCGCTGAATATACTTTCAAGTCCCGCTGGCATACCAAAAGCCAACGCTCCAATTGCAAGGATTGCAGGGAGAAAGTCTCCGAAGTCGCTATCTTCTTCTCCCGGACGATGGTATTTGTAGCTAAATTCTTTTTGGAGGTCGAAATCTTCTGGCAACAACACTATGCCAGAGTCAGCATTGATGCCTAGTTTCTTGGCTGCATCCGCTTCGAATATCTTTGCATAGTCGCTCCGCTGATCGTTCAACCAAGTATTCTGATCCATGCCATCATGTTGCGCACCACTCATCGTGGCGACATAGCGGGTTGTGCCGTCCGCCGCTTTAATACCCCACAGATTAGGAGCTACTTGGACAGGCTTGAACGTAGGATCGAAATCAAGACTGCCATACCCTGACATTCCAAAAGTATCGGTGTCACCAAGGCTGTAGCCGATATTCTGAAAGTTACCCATAAGTGCATTTCCACCACCAACTGTCTGATACCAAGGCTGACCACCTGTATGTACTGATTGGTTCGGCCTAAAGTATATAGTGTCAGCATCGTCAATTAACTTGACCGCATTCGGGTTTGGGTTTTCCCATTGGCCTATCCCACTCTCTCCGATAGTCCACCTATAGGGATTTTCGTTCTCATAGTTATAGGTAAACACCCCGGCGTCGCCGTAATCCTTTGTCTCTGTTGTGGTTTCTGTCCACGAACTTTTCCACAAAGTCGGGTCTTTGGCAGCAGCGTCACGCCAGTAGGCTTCCCATCCCTCTGGCGCTTGGCCGGAAAGCTGCCCATTCGGGCCTTGGTACATCATTGTGGGTGCCGCCGCCCCCCAATAGCCACCTACATTATTGGCGTCCGGATACCATTGTTGAGCGCCCTCATAAGTGTACGGCGCATACTTCCACCCAGAGTAATCATTTGTTGGCATAATTTATTCCTTGGTTAAGTCCAGAAATCTGGCACTTTTGCTTTTGTTCCAATACCAGTACTTTGATAATGCAAGTCAACATAATGTAAAAACGGATCAGGAACAGACCCAGACGAAACAGTAATATCATTTGAACTCAAATAAACACGAACTAGGATAACTCCATCAACCTCAAGATCATCCGAATCTATTTGTGACCCACTAGGCGTAGTGGCAGATAACTGCACTTCTGTAATGTAATGCTGATACAGGGTAGACGCAGTTGTGCCAGAAGCAACAGTAGTGGTGACAGGTGAAGAAAAGGCCGCTTGATTATGCCCCTTCGCGTATGACACCTCTGCTCCCCAAGTTACTGTTCCTCCTGTTACTGTTCCCGCTGCTGATCCTGTTGTGGTAGTCCCATTAAGTGACCAATGAAAATGAAGATAAACATGACTTGCAGGAACATAATCATGTGGCATATGGAATTCAATAAAGCACTCTTCCGATGGATCAAACTGATACCCCCGAATACCACCTTGATAAACATTATACGAAGGATCACTAGCGCCAACACCACGAATACTAACAGCCCCAAGAAGGTCATGCCAAGGGAAAGTAGGTGTGGTGGTATCTACCTTAAAACCTGTACCTTTAGTCTTTGGAATGGCAGCATATGTAGTACTAAGTTCTAATATGTTTGTACCACCCGCATAGATATCTAGGATATCAGCACTAACCTCTGTAACATAAGTGTTTCCAGTAGCAGCTACACCATCGAAGTAGAACTTGGCTGCTGATTTCATTGCAATATCACCAGCGTTGGTAATACGCATCTGTTCAACAACAGAGGCACTTCCGTCAGGAGTTGTTCTGAATAACAACCTTCCCGGCATATCTCCTGAGCCGGGAGTACCATCAACTTCAGCAACAATCTGTGCTGCATACTGGAATGCTGATCCATCCGAACCACGGAAGGAGATATATCCAAGTGCATCACCAGAAGCTACAGCACTATGAGTACCAATCGTAGCACTCTTAGACCGAGCATAGGAGAGTTGTGGGGCAGCAGCCGCAGTAGCAGACCAACCACCCATTGCATAACCCCCGGCACCAGATACGTTGACTTCAACAAGTTCAGCACTAAGCCTAGATACAGCAGCAGTATGTCCAAGCACCAATACACCGCTATTTAACAGACGCATCTTCTCTGCTGTTGTAGTCGTGGTATTCGCAGTTGTACCCCATGCAATGTACGTTCCCTGCGCGGCATCAGTCCACGCCTCAGATGAGAACATTGTCATATAGGCGCGAGCCGCAGAAGCATAAGCCGTAGAACCATATCCTGCCGCAGCAACCGTACCTAGTGTAAGATCAGCAGTAAGAGCAGTCGGCGAAGCCCCTGTACCTTCCGCTCTACGGAAATACAACCCTTGGTTTGCACCAAACGTATCCATTACGATAGCGTTTAGTACAGCATCCGTTCCTGCAACATACATTGTACTTGCACTACCAGAGCCAAACATAGACATTCTGGTAGTAGTAAAGAGTGTGGTAAACGCAGCCGTATTTCTATGCTTGATCAATAGCTGACCATTGGACGTAAGACGCATACGCTCCGTCGAAGAGGTAGAGCCATCCGGAGTTGTCCAGAACATGATCTGTCCCGGCATGTCGCCTGAGGCTGTTGCTACTCCCAAGAGATCGTCAGCATTACCCGTAATAAACGCAGCACCTCGCCATGAACCAGAACCGTCAGCCCCATAGAAGCCAATCGTTCCTAGTCTACCCCCCGCTGCTACTAACGTATGAGTACCAATTGTGGCACTTCGACTTGCACCAAAAGAAAGGTAGCCGCCTTCTGAGGCAGTCGTAGACCAAGCAAAGGCACCAATGCCAGCATGATTGGCCGAAGTATGAACCTGTAACTTATCAGCAGTAGAGATACCGACATCGGCAGTATGCCCAATTAGCAACTGACCAGTACTCAGTAGCCGCATTCTTTCAGTAGCCGTAGTACTAGCCGCAGGAGTAGTAATGAATCTGAGATAAGTACTACTTGCTGAGTCAGTCCAAGCTGCGGCAGCGTGTATCCATAGACCGCCTTTGGCACCAGTTACATACGCAGTACTTCCATAACCACCACCAGCAACAACAAGTAACTGATCGTCAGTCTGCACGGCTGTTGGTGAAGCCGCTGTTCCTCTAGCTAGACGACCATTCAAAATAGGAGCGGCACCAGTACCCCAAGAGTCCACCAGAATTCTAGTAGAACTACTATCTGCCGAGTAAACATATACTGCTGTATCTACGTTAATCCCCGGCATCCGCGCTGCGGTATAGGCCGTAGACATTACAGTTGTATTGCCACGGTTTACAAACAACTGTCCTTGGTTGGTAATCCGCATTCTCTCTGACACAGTAGCAGCAGCATCGGGAGAAGTCCAGAAAGTAATCCGCCCCGGTGTATCACCAGACCCGCTAGTAACACTTAGCGTATCATCTATCTCTCCAAAGATCGCCGCTGGCGCTCGCCAAGTAACACCGTCAGAGCCATAAAACACTACAGCACCAAGCCGTGTGCCAGCAGCTACAAGTCCATGAGTACCAATCGTATTATTGTTACTATGCCCAAGGTTGATCCTACCACTATGTGTGGTGGTTGTTGACCAAGAGGTTGAAGACGTAAGGCTATCTGCCGAACCAGTATGAACCTGAAGTTTCTCGTTTTGAGGGCCGCTATCAGCGGTATGCCCGATTACTAAACTCCCATTCGCCAACAACCGCATACGCTCTGTAACAGTAGTACTGGCGTTAGGCGTAGTCCAGAACGTCATGTAGGTGTCTTGACTAGCATCTGTCCAAATGGCGGAAGCATATACGGCAATAGCGGCGCGACTACCTGCGCTATATGCAGTTGACCCACGCCCAAACCAGTTAAAGGAACCCATCGCATCGTTCGCCTGTAAGGCGGTTGGCGAGGCCCAGCTACCTGCTGCTCTACGAAGACTCATAACAGGAGATACTGCTCCGGCAGCATCTACAAGAACCCTTGTATTTGTATCCGAATACACATACAAGGCAGTATCAGCCCCACTACTAGGAAGCCTAGTAGTAGTGAATGTTGTCGAAAATCCGGCAGTACTACGAGCAATAGCTAAGGCTCCGGCATTAGTTATTCGAACCCGCTCGGTTAATGAAGCAGCGCCGTCCGGACTAGTATAAAAAGCAAGCCTACCCGGAACATCAGCAGAGCCACTCGTAGCACCAAGAGAGTCATCCATCTCTCCCATGATGGCCGAAGGCACTCGCCATTGTACACCGTCTGATCCCCAAAAAGCCACAATACCAAGTCGAGTCCCGGCAGCTACTAGACCGTGTGTACCAATCGTAGCATTATGACTACGACCAAGGTACAAAGCACCAGCATCAGTTGTAGTTGTTGACCAACCGTATGCCCCAATCTTACCAAATCCAGAACCTTTATGGACTTGAAGTGTATCGGTATTGGCAGACACATCAGCAGTATGCCCAATGATAAGCGCACCTGTAGGCATTAGCCGCATCTGTTCTGTTATCGTTGTGGATGCAGTTGGTGTGGTAAAGAAAACTTGATACGTTCCTTGTGCAGCATCAGTCCAAGTCTCAGCAGCATAGTAACCAATACCAACAGCAGCAGTTGATCTATATCCTGTAGAACCATAACCAGTAGCACCAACAAATCCTAAGGAATTGTCAGTAGCACTAGCTGTCTTTGCAGCCCAAGTACCGCTGGCGTGTCTAAAAGTTAAATTGCTGTTGGTTGCAATACTATCCAGCATTATTCTGGCCGAAGAAGTAGCAGCATTAGCAATATGAAGCAATGTGCCAGCAAGTCCAGCTGTTACAGAAGCGCCAGAACTATTCAGATAAAAAATACTACCGTCAAACTGAAGTTTGACTGATTCTCCCCAAGTATTCGTACTAGTAGCATACGGAATATAATTAGCCGTAGCTCCATTGGGGAGAACCAATGTTGATGCGCCCCAATTAGTACCATCTGCTCTTAGAAATGTTCCAGTAGTCGTAGCCACACTAGGATAAGTCGCAGTAGACCAAGCAGGAAGAGCAGAAGCGCCACCACTCCGGAGGATCTGGCCAGATGAGCCAGTATCTAACGTCTGCAAAGCACCTGTGGCAGTAGTACCCGCAGCAATTAAGCCGTAAGCTGTTAAAGAACTAGTCCTACCAGTACCACCACCTGTAACAAGCAATGGTGTACCCGCAAGGTCATTGATATCCGAATCAGTTAGATCAATAAGCTCCCATCCCAAAGATCCTGCCGAAGACAGGTAGCCTTGCAATTGGCGATACCAATCCTGCCAGATATAGGAATTCTTATCTGGGTTAGAAGTTGGCGGCGGGGGAAGAAATCCTGTCATCAATGACTTCCTAATGACAAATCTACTTCAATCGCTTCAATTCGCCAATCATAATTGGCAGTATACAATATGTTGAAAGCACGGCGTCGGAATGATCCAAGATTAGGAATATAAGTCCGACTCGCAAGACTAATGGTTTTAGTGTTACTCCAAGTAACGTAGTCGTCATCACACCACTTTATCGCAACCGTCGAGGCGGCAACCGGATCGCATACAAGATGGAAGTCATGTAGAAACTTCCTGTGCATGGATTCAAAGTCAAGTCTTTGAGTGGTAATATCCATGAGGATTGCATTAGCATTGTAGTCTTGATAGGCAGAATCACTCATGGTGTAAAGCTCACCATTGGTAGCCCCTAGAATCATAGGGACACCTGTACCAAGATCGAAGGCATATGCACCCACAAAGTTAGCGTGGGTGTTAGAACTATTGGTAGACCACTCATGCCATGAGTTTTCTTCCGGATCATATACTAACGTTCTGGATGTCAATCGGATTACATAGAACAAATGGCCTTTGGATCTAACAAAATATCCTCTGGCATTCCCGATGTTAGACCCCTCAGCACTTAAGATCCGATCTTGATATTCTGTACTAACCTTTTGGGGTTGATATCCCTCGATCTTCCATACGCCGAATCCACCGTCATTAGTAGTGCCGATAAAGCACACAATCCTGTCGGTTGAGGCTACAGACTCAGCAGCAGGAGTACCAATCCTATTTGCAAAGCTAACGTTGCGAGACAAAGGACTGCCTGTAGGATTTGCTTCATCAATGAAAAACTCCATGCTTTGCTGTCCGATAGCGATAATAGTATTGTGGTGTCGTGTCAGGCAGCGCAAAGGATCCGGGTACATTTCAGCGTCTACGAAATCAATAGAATTCCAGCTATAGGGGTTCCTTACCCCGGAGTTGTAGATGGAAGAAGACGGATTCCCATTAGAGTCTAAAGCAATTAGATATAACGTATGGTCAAGATAGACCGGATATGGAAGATGGCTCTTTGGCATAGGAGTGGTTGTATCAACCAAACCAACACACTCCCATGTTGCTGCACCATCTACCACAGTACTGCTAATGGTTTGGGGCCATGATGGTTCAGTACCCCCAACAGCGCCAGAGACAGTACACTCATAGTAGTAGCCATTACTGACAGTTGGCACAATTTGAGTGCCAACAGAAGGAGTCCTTGGCGTTGACCATGTGGCCATCGAATAACCATAGTACCCCTTGTTAATCCAAGTAACAGCATCGTCCACAACCTGATCCCCCGGCACAGTAGGCCAAGTAGGCTCAGTCGTACCGTGAGTCTTGTAGTCTCCTGTACGAGCAATACATTGGTAAAAGAATCCGTTCTCAGTAGTAGGAATGACCCGCGCACCAATTGCCGTTACAGTATCAGCAGCCCAATCGGCGATGGTAATTGGGATCGTGGTAACTGTAGTACCGTCAGTAACATATCCCCAAGTGCCATCGCAAAAGAACAACATCTCCGTCCAGTTATCATAGATAACGGTAAAGCCTACATGACCACTTGTACCAGTAATTGTCTTATGTGCTGAACCATCTTTATAAACAGTATCCCCAACTGCCACATAATCGGCACCGTTCCAACGAAACAGACCGCGAGCATTTCCCGCAGTATACGATCTTCGCGTAGCAAGGCCAGCACGTTTTTGAAGGTATATTTTTTTCTGTTCGGTGTAGGCATTTGCAGAGGCCTCCGGGAAACAGTTAATAAACCGCTCATCCTTAGCTGAGGATGAATTGCGGTTCATATGACTTCCCACTAAAGGCATCCTAAATGTCTTGTTAGTGGTACTTTGTGGTGAGGCTTGTCTAGCCTGCCTAGTAGCCATTACCAACCACTCCTTGTATCACGTTGAAAATACAGACTACCCTCCTCAGTACCAAACGAAAGAGCGTCATTCTTCATCATCATGAATAGCTTCTGAAGGTTTGATTGATCCTCTATTGGCACTCCATACTCAGGAGCCAAACGTATCGCTAGACCAAACTTAAGTGTGTCAAACCAATAAGACGGAAAATCCGGCTCATCTCCGGCTGCGTCAAAGTCTTCATATGGCCGTTGATAGGTAATACGGTAAGTATAATCGCTAGCAGCAGTAGCATTAGGAACCGGATATACATATAGATCTCCGTATGTTCGTTGTGGATCATACCAGAACATCAGCGGAAGTCCTGTAACAGTCTTGTTGCTGATCCGTTCATACTGCTCCCGAGTCAGGAGTTCAAGCGGAACATCGGTAGTTGTTGAGGTATGCCGACGCAACATGGAGTGAATCCTGAGAGGCATGGGGGTATTAACTGTCGCACTTTCCCCAATACGATAGCTACGAGTACCACTTGTCAAAGTGAGTGCATACTCCTTTATCGCCCACAGAGGCATACCGTCAGCCTGTAGATGTTTACAGAGGTAGTTAAGAGCCTCTGCTCCCTCAGTCAATTGATCCGAAGTAGCTGTCTCCCCCTGCGCCAATCCGCCAATAAGGCGAAGTGCGCCAGAGATCAGCAGGGATCTCGATGATGCGTAGTTAGTAGAACCGGAAGTAGCCATTAGCGTTTACCCATAGCGTTAGCAATTACTGGTACAATTTTCTCGGCACTACGGCCAATGACATACCCTCCAAGGCCGAGTTGAACAATATCCCACAACTTAATATACTCTTCTGGATTTAGTTCCGGAGCAGCCCATCCAAACCACCTAGCTACAATCAACGCCACAAAGGTAAGCATTGTGATTGGTCGCCACGAAGAAGCTAACCACGATTGGCTTTGGGCCTCAGCTTTGACGATATCCGCTGCTGCGATCTCGATGGCTTGTGCCTGTTCCAGTACTTTCGTTTGAAAGAGAATCTCTGTTTCCCGAGCCTTTTGAGCATCAGCAGGATCCGGAAAGAGAGACTTGGCTACCTGCGAACCGATCTGTCCTATAATTGGAAGAAGTGCTTGCCACATTATCGTTGACCCCCATGCTCAAGCGAGTAGTGATTTCCATCATTGAATCTACCGCCCCACGAACCACCAAGGGATTCCCAATACTCGCCCATTGGCTTGTGGTCTTCGGTAGTCTGAAGAAACTTCCCGTCCTTGAACAGATTAAAATCCATTGCTAACCGAATCTTGTGATTCGACCTACTACGGCCATAACCCTTTTGTTCCCCAACTTCTCCATGAACCCGAGGATCTCTATAAGCATCCCCTACTGTCAATTCATATCCATTAGCGTAAGCCCACTCAATGAGTTTAGATATCATGAGAGTAAAACGACGCTGCTTCTGGGAAAGAGTTTCCATGTGGCCCTACAGCATTTTTCCTAATGCTGTCACCGCCGTCGATATAGCTGCGGCGACTACTCCTGCGGTGCCTAAGAGTGCCGCCTTCGCTCCCTTTGCTTTGTTAATATCAGCTTCGATTGAGCGAAGCGTAGCAAAGAGGTGGTCTTGAAACTTCTCCTCTTCTTGCATGTGGTGGTCAAAGGCTCGCAGGATAGAGTCAATTTTTCCGTTGATCTCCCCTATCTTCTCTCCCTGATCATAAAGCCTATCTCGGTCTTCAGACATATTATCCTCCTAAATCGGCCTTTAGATATACTTTAGCGCCGCCACTCCATGTAGCCACATATACAGTATTACATGGATCGTCTTCATTGAAATACAAATCCGACACTCCCTCACCAGAAGTTGAGAATGCTTCTGCATATGTGCCTAGGTTTGTAGGATCTGATACGTCAATAGAATATACAGCACAACTTGTTCCGTTACCTTTACCAACGTAATACTTCTTATCCCTTGGACGATAACAAGCTGGACTAGAAGAACCAGCAAAGGCTGGAAAAATAGTTGCTGAATCCACTACAGACCAAGTAGAAGTATTTATTGAATACACAATAGCATCAACTTGAACAACGTTAAATACATGCCCTCCTGATGGAGAAAAGGCTAATCCACTTCCATCCAATCCAGAACCAACACTACCGAACACACAATAGTTGGTTGTTGCCATTGTTGAAGGGTTAATTTCAGCAACGTAACATTGTCCAGAAACAGGACTTGCGTATCTGAATCCAGAAGCATACAATTTTCCATTGTATACGGCCATATCCCTAAGAGTACTAGAACTAGCACCACCACTAATCCACCATTTAGTACCGCTAAGTGATGGGCTAGCCTTGTTGGAAATATCTAATTTACAGACATTATAGTTTGGTGATCCATTAGCAGCATAACCAACGCCGCCAACAAAACAAGTTGTTCCAATTACTTGAGGATGCGCCGCATAGCCACTCGGCAATCCCCCGGATAATGAAGTGGCACTAAGTAAACTTATTGCAGACGGATCTGAGATATCAAAGATAGCTAACTTGTTTGTATTTGCATATGCTACGACCATATAATTACCATCAAATACTTGTGGAAATTGTGGAGCAGCATTTGTCTCACAAGTAAATGTCTCTTTTAGAGTTGGAGTAGTTCCCCACGAAATATCATAACAACTAATAGTATTTCCAGTTGAAGAACAAATATACAGATATGACCCACGAACAGCAATCGTTGGTTGAGAAGATATTGCTGTAGTAAGAGTACTATTTGTAGTGCAAGTACCTACTTGGACAGGAAAGAACATATCACATATTACAGCCAAGTGGTTCAATCTTGAATATTTCTGCGCCTTCGGCTCCAGTACCCCCACTTGATGCATGATAGTCACACCACAAGGTACTACCTTCAAATTGTAAATAGGAGTATGTTGAATCATTAAACGCAGAAGTAACTCCACCAGAGAATCTTTCTACCCAAGTAGATTCTACTCGTTCGTAAATCTTCTTAGTCCCGGATACCAGACCACACCACCAGATATTAGGATTGTTAGCATGGCTAAGTAGTTTAGCAGTAGCACTCCCACCAGCGGGAACAGCAAAACTTGTCTGTTCTGTCAAAGTAGATACATCGTACTTGTAAATTGTTGCCCCTCCGGCAAGAATACCATATACATAAGTAAGATCTTTATGAACATGGAGTGTCTGCCAAGATCTAGCAGTTGACGGACTTGTAGCCTGTAAAACACCAGCCAAGGTATATCTTTTGAGAGCAGTAGCTCCAAAGGTTCCATCTGACCCATGAATTAGGGATGTACCACGAATTGCAATGATGGCAAGAGGAACAGTACCACTAACATAAAGATAATTTCCCACACTAGGTGCATCCAAGAAATACCAAATATACCCCGGATTACCTCCCGCATGACGAGTAAAGAATACAGATCTATCCGTGTCAACTCTACTGATTGATGGCTGCGATCCGGAGTATGTTGCTGTAGGGGCTACATCAGCAATGCTAGTTCCGGTGTTTGTCCATGTATCATTCGCCAGATTATACGAATAGATGTAAACTTTACATGGGTGGACGTAGGTATTAGTCCAATCTCCAACACCAACAAGCATTGTCGTATCGCCATCGTCTACTCCGGTAGCCGCTCTTGCTCCAGCAAAGATACTCCACGGATCAGGTGTAACCCCGTTCTGTAGAGTAGTTAGAGTGTACTCAACCCCAGCAGGGCATCCCCCAGTAGGAGTCATGTAAAACATATTATGACCAAGCCACTTTCATATAAACTGCCCAACCCTTAGCACCCGTACCAGCCGTATCAATGTCAATCGTCATTTCAGAATCATCGGCAATAGTCTGTGTAGCCCCGCCAGATTGGAAGGAGTACGCAGTCGCCGCCGTGGTGGAAGTTTTCTCGTTAGCATCAATAGTCAATTTGTTAGTCAAGATTGACGAGGCATCATCATTGATGTCAAAGGTCGGATTTCCAGAACTAGATACTGTTTGAAGAGAGGCGCGGACATCATAGACCACGCAAGCTGGAAGTCTGAATGTGATCTTGGCCGTACCAGTAGTGATGGTAGCTGTCTGATCAGAAGCTGCAAACATCAGCCATTGGTATGAGGTAGTGGCTACAGTACCCCACGACAGAGTAGATCCGTTGTTGGTAAGATACTTACCTGACTCATACGCGGGAAGCAGATCAGCAGCGGTATACGTTCTACCTACCGTGCGCCAAGCACCATTGAGGTAGAAATACATGAGATAGTTAGTCTTGTCAATGATGACAGGACTAGCTCCCGTGTACGTTGCCGCAGGAGTACCTGTGGGAGTACCCGCGCAATCCGGCAGGTAAGTAAAGCCATTTGTGGCATCCGTAGCACGGCTTGATCCTGACTTGTTGGTTACGAAGTTTGAATTCGTATCAACGTATAGGGTTGTTGCCAGTACCGTAGGGCCAGCAAATACATCGTAAACTACTGCATCTACGTCATTAAGCCAATCAGCGGCAATGACGGTTTCATATGCAGTAAAGGTAGTTGTAGTCATATGGTTCCTTAAATAGTACTTGCTACAGCACAATCAGCAATGGCAAAGCCACATCGTGCCGATCTACTACAACCAGTATCCGGCGGAAATACTCCCTCCTCCTCTGGCCTGATAAACGGAGGAACTATGCGATCTTTGGTGGTTCTTAGAATTTCCTGTGGATGTCTTGGATCAAAACAGGGATGGCAAACAATTGCACCATCCCATTGTTTGCGGGTTTGTGATGCCAAGACGATAAAGCCACAGGTATCGCACCGGATTAGCCAATCGCCGCTCCGGAACCCTGTAGGCCGGATACCCATGTTTAACTACCCGCAGTTTGCGAAGTATAAACCTGTAATTCAGCCCCGCTGCTATAAGAATTTACAGTAAGCCGGATTGCTGTGGCTCCGAGAGCAGCAACACTACTCGTATCAGCAGTTTTATCTGCAAGTGCAGTAATGTCTGTCCAAACAGCCGTTTCACCAGCAAGAATGTTTGCGAAGGTTTGATCAACCGTAAAATCAATTGTACCAGTAACATCAACATGGATATTACAGGCATTGTTACTCCGATAGTCAATCGGGTAAGTATGAGACACAACCTCGTCTACCCAACCAACATCCATCGTATTTCCACCTAGAGTACTGGCAGCAGTAATACTGGAAATCGTTTTGAAATACGCAGTAGTCTCTACCGTGTTGTTATTCGGGCCAGCACGAGTCTCAGTCAACGCAACACCATTGGCATCAGTACCAACAATAGTCATGTTAATACTGCTGAGATTAGCAGTTGATGTAAGACTTACCTGATGTGCCAAGCCATCTGTAGGAGTAGTCGCATCAAACGTTGTAAACGGGCCAGCCCCAGTAAGACCAGTAGCAAAACCAGTAGTACTTGCATCTGCGACATCAATATCAATTACATTTGGGCGCATAGTTGCTCCTAGTAAGATTCCCCCCAATCGTTAGATCGGGGGGAAGTTAAGACCTACCTCTTAAGAAGCAGCAACGTCAGCAGTCAAGCCAGCCGTAGCAGCCGTGCCACCATCGGTACGAATCAGAACCTTACCGGAAACCGCAGCAGCTTCCCAATCCGTAGCCCCAATCAGCGAACAGAAATCAAGATAGATAATGCCATCTGGACTTCCACCGCCCGTCACATCAAAGGCTTCCGTCATGGTCGTACCAGCCGCATCACCCGTGGGCATATTCATGAAGATGGTATTTTTGAAGATCGTCCAACGATCAAGACCATTGACCGGAACCAACACAAATTGATGCCCAGCGGCCTCAGCATAGGTAGCTACAATGCAGTTATCAAACAGGTTGCGCGTTGCACCGCTCTGCAAACGGATTTCCGAGTTTGCAGACGTTCCGCGAGCAATCGTATCAAGACCAATGTAGCAGTTCTTGAAGGTATTTTCCGCACCACCGGAAATGCCCAAGCTGTAGTTATCAGCCGAATCCATGGTGTCATGGCCGATTCCAGACATAGTTACATTGTCAAACAGATTGCGTTGACCCGTAACAAGAACCGCCCCCTTGGACGTTGCATCCCCGACTCCATGATACACCGAGAAGTTTGAGAAGTAGCAGTTATCAGCCGAAACCGTCAACAGACCCGTAATGCCCGTAGCTGTCGAGAGTTGTGCAATACGAGCGCGTTGCTGCACCATCGCACCGGAACACACACCAATCAGATGAACGCCGTCCTTGGCCCAAGCGAGCGCAGACGACTGATAATCCGTAGTGCTGGCCGCACTATTGGATTCCGACACCAGATAAACAACATCCCCTTTATCCGCAGTAGCCAAGGTCTGCGCTTTGGCAAGCGTTTTGAGAGCCTTGCTAGGCGTCTTGCCACTATTACTATCCGAACCAGTTGACGGCTTGACCCACCACACCTTACCCGTGGAAAGGAAACCACCAACAAGTTGTCCACCGTTTTGATACACTTGATCTGCAAAAGTAGTCATTCTATTTCTCCTAGTTAGATTCGGCTCGTTCTAGAGAGGTAACATCAACCGAGATCACTTCTCGATCAGCCGACCCGAAGATACGATCCCAACCATCCCGATACGCCTGTGAAGGCACGGAAGTTCTAACGGAACCGTATGATTGCAAAAACTCCTGATCATCCTGCGCTTTTTCTTGGATGTTCTGCATATACCCTCTGAAAAAGCTAGATAAGGGGCCGAAGCCCCCTATCTAGTTACAACATTAGGCTCCGGGGGAACCGTAGATCCCCTTCGGATCAGACCAGCCGAAGCTGTACCGAGCCGTCGCCTTGAACTTCGCATTTTCCGTGTCGAAGTCGTTGTCCATTTCGAACGCATCCGGACGCCGCTCAAAGTGCTTCAAGCCATCGTTCACATCCGTCAAAAGGAACCACGCATCCGAATCGGTGAGATAGTGGTTAACAATGATGTCACGCACGATGCCCATATCTTTCAGAGCATTGGCGTTATTGTTAGCCGTATCAACCTGAAGCGAGGACTTCAGAATGCGATGTGCTTCAAACATGAGTTGCGGCGGGATGACAAGCTTCGTCGGACGAGCGGCCATTTTCAGACCACGATCATCCGTGAACGCAGCAATGTCAATCGTCGCTTGCTCAAGCGCCGCTTCCGAAAGGTCAGCAGCCGTGGTAAGTTCATTGGCAAACGTGCCACCCGCAACATTGGGGTGATCCGTCGCGCAAAGCTCTTTGCCATCTCCACCCGTGTAGGTGGAAGTGAACGCACGGTTAAGCACGTTCGCAGCAACAGTCTCTTTCGTTTGGCGCATCGACTTCGCCAGCGCACCAGCCTTCTTCTTACCAATGATGCCGTAGAGATCATCTTCGTACATCTCACGGGTAATAATGAAGCCCAGAGCATAGACAACGTGCGAGTAGCGAGTCGTGAAACCCTGCCGCATGTCATCGTAGGTGAGCGCAGCACCCTGAGTCTTTACCGAAGCAAGACCAAGGCCGCTATACGAAACATCTTCTTCGTAACTCCGCTTGGACTTGAACGTGGGGAAAATCTTGTCCCACTCAGAGGCCCAATCTTTATACGCATCACCGTACCACTTGTTCACGCCGGGGGCAATAGCCTTGGCAAAACTCGTCGTAGTAATAAGTGCCATGATTATTCTCCCTTAATTACGCGTGGAACGCTTGTTCAGCGCGGGTGAACATAACATGATAACGACCCCAAACCTCAGTAGAGGTGTTATCAACAAGCGGCGGAACTTCAACGACAGTCAAATCCGCATTACTGGAAGTAGTCGCCTCCGCAAGGGAAAGACCCGTGGTAGTACTACCCGCCCCGTTATTGGCGATATCCATCGTGTCGCCGACAACTTTCGTCAACGCCGTCGCGGTCTGGACTTCGAACACCGCGTCATCAGCCGGAATGTACAAGCAATACCATTCCGTATGGGTAGACGCAGAGTCGTCGTAATACCTGCCACCAGCATCCAGATTCGTCGGGTTATACGCCAGAAGCGGAGTCTTCCCGTCTTTGTCAAACTTACCAAAACCAACTGCAACTCCGAGAATAGCGGAGTCGTTCGTCGCGCTAGGCGCGGCAAGGCCAGACGAAAGGGTAACAGCGTCGCCAACAAAAATGTCGGCACCGTCTGCTACACCAATCGCACGAACCATACCAGTCACCGGAGCGCCACTAAAGGTTTTCACAAACCGAAAACCATTGGGCCGATCAACATTAGCCATTGATATTATCTCCTAAAAAATTAGAGAGGCCCGAAAGTTATTAGAGTGGTTCAGCTATTCTCTATCGCCGCTGGTAATTTTACCATAGTCGGCTTTTTCCCTAGCGTCAGCTTTCATGGCTTCTTCTGACTTGTCAACATAGGCTTGTTTATCCCGTTGATCCTCGTCATAGAATTCCTTCTTCTGCCGCATGAGGTAAGCTTGAACTCCACCGCCAACAGATACTTTAACGGGAGATCCCTCTTTTGTCGGATTGGCAATACGCCGATCACCAACCCGAACATCATTGTCACAGACGATCTCATAGCCACGACTTTCAAAGTCAGCTATTCTATCGCCAACGTCATTCACGATTCTATACTCGTAATCCCCTTTCTTTCCGGAGACACGAAGTATGTTCCTGCCGCCATCAGCAACAGGCGTCCTGCGTACTCTTTCTGTCACTCGACCCATTATTTCTCTCCTTTGATAGCCTTCAAGTCTCTAATGTACTCTTCTTTGGTCATGATACCATCGGACACAAAAGCGTTCATAACCCTACGTTCCTCATCTGTGAGTTTGTAAGTCTCAACGCTGCTTGCCCTTTGGGTCTGACCCCGTACATCATTCCCTCGACCTTCTGCATTACCCGGACGACTCCGCATTGGGTTACGAAACTTTTCCGGATAGGTACGCACGATTCTCTCGTTGACGTACTTCAATACTTCCTCAGGCGTCTTTTGCGGATGCGCTCTGGCATGAGCCACGCCGATATCATCAGCGAATTGACGCATCTCTTGATCTTGGACGTACCAAGGATTCTTTTCCACCCAAGCAACAAACCTCGGATCAGGTTTTGCGGCTTCTTGCTTGGCTGCTGTCTGCTGTGCCTTGGCTTCTGCCTTCATATCCATCAAAGCTTCATCAGCCTCAAGGACTTTATCGGCATCACCGTCAATCAAGGCCTGTTTCTTCTGGGCCTTAAGCTCTTCAATGGCACGAGCGTATTCAGTTTCCTTCACCTTCAGATGATGCTCTTGGAGCATCTTCAAGACCTTCTTAGTCTCCTTCAGTTCACGAGACTGAGACTCGATCTTGTCGAAGAGTTCTCCCCTACGATTGTACTCGTCTGCTGGAACCCACTTTTTAGGATCACCCTGCCACTCATCCTTAGGTTTCCAACCCTTAGCCCGAGCTATCTCTTCGTCTGGGTCTACTTCTCCTTCTTCTCCTTCTTCTGTTTCTCCGTTACGTCCCGAAGCCTTCCCAGAGGTACTCTTTTCTTCTTGTACTTCTTTTCCATCTTCTTCAGAAACGTCTGATTCCTCTCGTTCTCCTGCTTCTTCTGTGAGTTGTTCATCTTGAACCTCGTTGTCTTCAACCGCTGGTTTAACTGCCTCTTTAGGCATATAGTCTCCTTAGTCTTTTGTGATGATTGCTAGCACATCTTCGTCATTTAGAAGAAGATACTCGCTGTCATCTACGTCTTTTACCGTCTTCCCTGCATACTTGGCGTAGTAGATCCTATCCCCTACCTCCGGCAGGGTAATTCCTGTTTTTTCCTTGGTAAAGTCCAAGAAGGCTGTATCCCCAAGGTCAAGAATCGTACCCTTTTCAACTGCCTGACGCTCCTTCTTAGGATCCACAGCGAGTACAATGCCACTTGCTGTCGTCATTTCAGCCTCATCAGGCTTAACTAGTACTCTATGTAGCACAGGTTTAAGCATTATTCGAAGTCCACTTTGAGAACTTCCTCGTAAGCCTTGATAAATCCCCGGTTATGGTTGTCATTTACCGGATCAATCCCCGCCGTATCAGCGAGAATGTCTTTCAAGTCTTGGATTCTCTCAGCACACAACTCAAAAAATGCTTCAGTCACCTTGTCCTGCTTCCATGTTGCAAAGTCTTCTTTGCTGATTGCCTTCATTTAGCCTCCTATTTAGGCTTCGCCTTCTGAACCGCCGCCTTCTGTGCGGCCTGTACCATCTGCTGCCGATGTTGCATTTCTTTATGCATCATCTTTTGCTGCGACCCCATCGCTTCAGCTTGGATTTTCTGTCCTGACTGCTGCTCTAGGGCTTTTGCCTTCAACATTCCCAAGATTTGTTCTTGTTGGATCTTTATCTTGGACTTCTCCGCTTCAGCTTGCATCTTCTGCTGAGACTCAGCGGCCCTGATCTTCATCTTCCCCTGCTCATTCATGACCCGCATTTGTGATTCTTGTTGTTTGATCTGAGCTTCCGCCTTCATCCTCTCAGCCTCAGGATCAGGCTTCTGCTGCGGTTGCATGATGAGCTTCTCCGGGTTCGGGATCTCATACGCTTCCATGTACATCTGCGTGAACGCCATAGGATTCAGCGTACCCAACTGCAACAGCTTGCCGAGTTGCTCCACCTTCGCTTGCTTCTCCTGCTGAGAAACAGCAGCAGGATCAGCAGCAGGGATGATGTCGTCTTCCGGCCCTTGGAAGTCAGACTGTTGAACCTGACCATCAAGGACACTAACCATAACCTGAGGATCCAGATACACCTTGTTCAGCCTGTAGAGCTTACGGAACTCGGCTTGCATTGAACGGAAGATCCGTTTGTAGACAGCCGTGAATACCTTCATCCCCTGCTCAATAGAGGCCTGAGTAGTAGTGGCCGGAGTGTTCTGTCCCGGCATCTTGCCAGTAAAAATCTCAGCTACCGAAGCCAATTCCTTGCCACTCTGCACAAGGAACGTCATCAACTCAAACAACACCTTTGACGGTTCCCGTGTTGGAAGAGGCATGATTCCATTCTTCAGGTCTTGCCCGGTAGCATTGACATGCTTCCATTCACCCGGAGTAAACCGGGTTTCTCCCAACCGCAATCTCAACCCCTTAGCCAAGAAACCAGCCTGTAGAGTATGGAGAGAACCGCCGTCAATCAACTGGTTGATCAGCGTGTCAACGGCGTCGTTGATCGGGCCGAGCAGCCTACCAAACCCAATGTCGTAAAAGCCACCATCGGGGTTCGGCACGAATCCATACTTGGTGTAATACTGTTGCGGCTTGATCTTAAGAATCTCGTTATCCGAATTAAAAGAGACATCTTCTTTGGTAAACCGAGCCACAATGCGCAGCACCTTACGGCTGTTCTTCTCAATGGTTACGATGTACGGTTCTGCATAACCATCCTTATCCAGATCCAAATAACAATGCTGTTCCAAGATCATGTACGGAGTAGTGGTATCCACCTTCTCCGGTTGATTAAGCTGTGACGGGTTAGTGCCTGTGTTCCCCGAGAGGTTATTCTCAAGAACAGGATCACCAAGATCACAATCATAGTACAACCCCGCAAGCACCTTCTCGCGGATCTTGCGTTTGTTCATGTAGCGAATCTCAGTAATCCGCTCCACATCGTCAAGGGACTTGGCCCAATAATTGACGATAAGTTCTTTCGGCATGACGAGGACTGAAACATTGCGTCCCAATTCGGGATCAAACAAAGTCTTCTTGAACATCGTGCCGACAATAGGCAGCGTGATCAGAAGCCTGTCATGCTCCTCTTCCCACTCCTCCATCTCGTCCATGATCTGCCAAGACATGAACTTGGAGACTCTGTGCGCTCGCGCAGCCTTCTCCCCCGTGGGATCATACCCTACTACTTTTGCCTTGACGATATTCCCATGTGCAGGAACCAACGAAGGATATGCCCTAGCAGCAAACTGCATCGAAGCAGTAGCCAGCAGCGGGTACTTCACATTGGAAGCATTGGGCCACGGCCAAGACTTGACTGACGCAATCTGAATGGCAAGCTTAGTCCAATTGTCCAGAAGGGTATCGAATTCCATCCTGCTCTTGAGATCCAAGTCATACCCGTCATAGACGGTAGTACCGATCTCACCCAACTCCTCCTCGTCCAATTCCTCAGCGAGATTAACGCTATTCAGAATGGTATCGAGATCCAAGCCCTTTTCCTTGCTTTCCTCAGCCTTTGTTTCGTCGTCCATGAGATCCTTTAGTATCCAGTAGTAGCGTTTCGTCCCAAATCCAGCATACCAGACTGTATGATATCTTCTTCTTTTGCATCATCCACTACCTCTGCCTCAGTTCTACCCTCAGCCATTCTGTCGAGTAGTAGGCCCATATAGCTGGTAGCGTCTACACAGTCGTCGTGCTTCGATCTTGGAAACTGCATCATCTCTTCTTCATACACGGGCCACCATTCCGCCCCGGTATTAAACTTGACCGCACCAGCCCGCATACGAGCTTGAATGGATCTTGCTCTAGTTACCTTATCAGATCTATAGGGACTCATGCCAATGATGTTGGGATATGAGTCCCTTTCCAACATCGCTTTATTGATGATTGGCCCAAGAGACTTGGTAATCATCATGTCTTCGATCCCGAAGGCCACAGGATTGTACGCTTTCTGCAACGCGAAAATGGTTTCTATGATAGCTATGGCATCCATTCTCTCTCGGATAAGGTGTTCAATGTAGAGGTGTCCCTCTGCATCCATACCGCCTACCAAGAACACGGAGAAGTCAGCCTTGTCTCTTTCCGAGATTGCCAAGTCCACCGTGATGTAATAGTTTTTCTCCTTTTTCAGATCCTCTTCCTTCATCGAAAGGAAGTCTCCCTTCTTGAAGAAGCGAATCGAGTCATCTACGGGGTTACAGAGATACTCACAAGAGTACACTTCTGGTATCCCTTGAGCCGCAAAGTCAGCCCTAAGAGCCTCAAAGTCCTCCTTCCTCTTGCGCTCAGGCCAGAGGATGTGAGCAAAGTCCCTGCTATGCGCACGGTACTTGGCGCTACGCCACATTCCGATCTTCTTCGGACTCCAAATCTTAAGAGGCGTAACGATAGTATCCCTGCTAGTCTCCTTGGGCATCAGAGACTCTAGGGGATCATCCATGTTCATCGGAGTACCGACGAACCTTACAATCCCATCCTCGCTCCTGCAAGGTAGCAACGAACCATATACCCACCTTCTAAGCTTGTCCCGCCTAGCCTTGTTCATGACCAGTTCTTCATTCATCAGGTCATCTATCAGGATCAGGTCTGGTCTTGAACCATCCCACAACAGGCCACGAAGCTTCTGCTCCGCACCCTTGGCTACTATCCTGAACTTCTTCCCATCCCTGAACTTCACTATGATGTCGGTTTCCGTATCTTTCTCAAAGTCCGGTTCCCCGTTCTCATCCATAGCCAAGTCAAAGAGGCTATGAATCTCCTTGGAATCCATGATCATTTGTTTGATCTGGCCCAAGAAGAGGGAGGCCTGTGACTCGGTATCCGCGACAATCAGGCCATACCTCCTATTACGGAATAGCATCGCTGTTAGCGTATAAACTACCGTAATCGTTGTAGACTTGCTATGCGCTCGTGGCGCACAGATAGCTACAAACTTATCGTCTGAAGTGCAGTACTCCCACCACTCCCTATGAAACCGTGTAAAGGGACTAGGGTTATCAAAGTACCTCACCAGACAGCTAGATGCAAATCCCTCAATCAGTTGTGCATCCAGCTTTACATAATCCTTCCTTCTAACGTCCACGCCTTTCCCTCTTCGAAGTCTCTGACCTCATCGCCCCTTTGCTGGTACGAGAGAATGACCTATTAGCAGAGGGAGACTGCACGAACAGATTACCCAGATAGTTAGACCCACCCTTAGATACAGCCCTGCGGTGTCCAACATCTCCACGAATACTCTTGGGGGATACTCCACGACCCTTCGCCACAATAGCCCTAGCAGCGTTCCTGTGAGCGCGATCCTTTACCCGATTTGGTTTTCGCCTGTGTTCCCACTTAAGCTCCTTCCGGTAGTCCCTCTTGCCGTTCGTCATGTAGGGCATGGTCTATAACCTTTTCTTCCTTTTCCTTAGCCTTCACAAAAGCCTTGAAACTGTCAGCCAAACGAGACAACTGCTTCTCAAGCCTAGCCGTATCCCCGATCTCCTCCTCCTGAGGAAGAGTCTCCTTCTCCAAAACTAGTCTCCGGTCAAGAAGCGTAGTTGCGATCTTATTAAGTGCAGCAGCAGATACGGGAACACGAGCAAGCTCACCACTACGAGGATTGTACACCCAATCCCCATCTGAAAGACGAGTTCTAATACCTTCAATAGCCTGATCCACCAACGAAGAAATCTTCGATGCAGTCTCATTGTTCTGCTCTGCCCGTAGTTGTTTTTCTAGTTCCTCCCACCACGGGGAGCGACGCTTCCACGACCACAAAGTATTCAGAGGGATCTGGGTAATATCCCTAACCTTGGCCATCTTGCCCAAGGCAATCCAAGCAGCTACAGCTTCGTACCTCTTCTCGTCTGACCAGATACCCTGCTGGTCGGGTTCAGTCCTGAGGTGCTTACTCAAATCCTTACGATTGAACATCTCTCTTAAAAGCCTGTATTGGTATCTCAGCCAACCAGCCATTAGCCAGTAGAACGTACACGATCCCGGTATTCCCATTCACCATCCAACACCCTGTTTGGGTAGTACCCCCAACCGAGGCTAGGGCTTGCTTCCACCCCGGAATGGTAAACGTTTTACACGCGTCTTCGATGACAGTCACCGAGGATCCATTGGCGTCCGAGGTGGAGTAACTAGCCTTCTCTTCCGCGACGACAGGAGCAGCTACTAAGACAGTAATGAGCGGAGCTAGGCGTAGCGACATGAGAGTTGTTCTCCTTTATGTCACCTTTAGACAACAAAACCAAAAGAAAGTTCCCTTAAAAGACAGATATTTACAAAGAAGTATTCTAAGTACTTGATTATTAAGTATTCTATAAACCTAATATATATATTATAATTATATATCTTTTATTATATATATTTTTTTGTTTCAATTATATAGTATTTATTATAATAAGACTTTATTTTATTCCCCCTTATTTCAATGCCAACCTAGAGACTACAATAGTAAACCCATCCCCTCCCCCCAAGGGGATGATCTGTAAGATCCTCCCATTACTCATACCATTTTAATCCCCCCCATTACTCAGAACGTTTTTAGGATTTCAAAAATCCAAAAAATTTTGTCATGGTGTCCATCATCTAAAGTCAATCTCTCTTTTTTCCCCCCACCCCCCTTCTTATGCCCTTAAAACCCATCCTCCTGCCCTCCATACGCATCTCCTACCCCCACCATGTACTCCCCCACATGCCCTTACTCTGCGCATTGCCTTGCCCTGTTTCCTTTCGAATTTGGATTGGTCTTTAATTCTGCACCATTTTGGTGCATGATTGATTAGGTTAGTAACCACTCACATACTGATCAGATACTTACATCCTAGTCCAATCCACCAAATCATGCACTATAATGCACTAGATCCAAAGGCAGTATGCCTCGCTGTTGCTATTAGGACTCCGCTCGACTCGCTAATGCGTAATTGAGTCCTCGCTGTCGCTCGGACTAGATAACGGGCGAGTCTCGGTGGCCCGTCATGCCCACGATTGTCGCTCCGCGACAACTGCATTCTAGTTCCTGCCTCGCATACTCGCACTCGCTCGCCAACTACGCTCGCTCGTAAACGCTGCGTGTGCGAGTCAGTTAGCGTTCGCTTCGCTCACTATCTTAGGGCATGACTACCCGCTCAGGCCGCTAGGGCCGACTTATGAACTGCTCCGACAGGATTATGTTACATCCCTCGCAATGCGCCTATGTCAAGGCTACGGCCTCGCTGCGCCCTTTAGAGCAAGAAGCACGATCCTCGCTTCGCTCGGATAAACATCTCATTCAGACATTACTAATAAGGTCGGTCATTCATCGGGCCATAGCGCGGGGCGCAGTCTACGGCCTCGGCCCTCTATTCAGACCCAAAGGATGTCGCTCCGCGACAACTACTGAATCGCTACGCTCGATAACTTAGATATGTTATCCTATCAATCCGCGATTCAAGTTAGTCTAGAGGGCAACCTTGAGCATAGCGCATTGCTGCGGTGTCTCCGTTCCTTGTCGTCGCAATCATAAGTCCAATGCAAATACTTCAGACAGGAGAACAAGAATGGAAACACTTGAAAATATCTTAGGAGTGCTACTCATGGCTTTCCTAGGCTTGGTAGCGTTAATGGCTGTTATCCTCTTCTTCCGTGAAATAACCGGAGGCATCTGAGATGAGAACGAATCACTCACAGTTTGATGTTGATGCTGTGGTAGGATATGGCTGCTTGTTAGCAGTCATGATTGTGCTATACTTCGGATGAGGCAGCTTAGAGGGTCGGTCACATCCGG